AAGATCAAGGTAATAAGTTTAGTGCTCTTTCAAATGACCTATTTAACTTAGGTGTATTTAATAAGGAAGAAGATGAGGAAGTTTCAATCAACACACCAGAAGAATTTTTAGAAAGATTTAATGCTGAGAAGAAAAAAGGAGCTACAGAAATAGTTCAAAATTTCATTGGTCAATTTGGAGAAGATTACCAAAATGCATTTGAATCAATTTTTGTAAAAGGCGTAGATCCAAAAGAATACTTTGGAGCATACAACAATGTTGTAAATTTCTCAGAAATGGATCTATCTAAAGAGCAAAATCAAGTTTCAATAATGAAGCAAGCTTTAGCTGATCAAGGATTTGAACAAGAAGACATAAGTAAAGAAATTGAAAGATTGCAAGATTATGGTGATTTAGATACCGTTGCTGCAAGACATCATAAAGTATTAGTAAAAAAGGAAGCTAAAAAGCTTCAACAACTAGATAGTGACGCTCAACAGGTTCAAGAGCAGAAAACTCAGATAAGGAACCAGTATATAAACAATGTTCAGACGATACTATCAGATAAGCTAAAAGAAAAAGAATTTGATGGAATACCAGTAAATTCTAATTTAGCAAATGAACTACAAGATTTCCTATTAGTAGATAAATGGAAAACTCCTGCTGGAGAAAATCTTACTGATTTCGATCGTGCTATTTTAGATTTAAAAAGACCTGAAAATCATGAAATGAAAGTAAAGATAGGTCTTTTGATGAAAGTTCTAGAAAAAGATCCTAAACTATCTACCATACAAAGAAAAGGTGCGTCCAAAAGGACAGATCAATTATTTGGGGAAGTTGCTAGACAAGTTACAAGAGATAACAGTAAGAAGTCTAATAAAAAAGGATCTAAACCAGCAAAATGGTTTTTATAAATAGTAATTAATAACAAAAAACGAATAACATGTCAAACGTTCAAACTATACCAGGATTAACTGGTTTTACTTATGCGAGAGTTGCGTCCATGGATAAACGTGCTGTAGGTAAACTTACAGACGCTAATCACTTGGAAAGTTTTCACTCGACAGAGCCTGCAGATTATGATAAAAAAATTATCAGTCTGTATACTCAATCATCATTGTATAGCAATGATTTCTTAGATATGATTAACAAGAGCACACCGTACTTTATTGATACGAATAGTGATTCTTGGAAATGGGATATCGCAGTACCTTACAAATTCCCAAAAATTATTGACATTCCTGAATCTACATCTGACTTATCTAAGCCAGGTATTGATGGTCAAGAGTTCCAAATTGTAATAGATACAAATGAGTTCTCTAAAAATGCTATCATTTCTGTAGGAACACGTCAGTATGGACCACGTCTATATGTGATAAAAGATCCACAGCCTTGGAATGCAGGATGGTTATACACAGTTACATTAGTAAGTGATAACCCAACTGTAGATTTCATTTCTTCTACATTCCTACAAGCAGGTATTGAATTAGAATTAATTGATGCTGCAATTGGAGAATTTGATCAAGATTTATTAGGTCTTCCTAGATTAGGTGAGAAAATAACAATGTTCGAATCATTAGGTTCTGGATACGGTTATGAGCACAAAATCACAGAATGGGCAGATGATAAAATGCTAAGAGATACTTCAGGTAAACCTTTAGACATTTTAGTATATGCTCCACAGAGACGTAATCAGTTACCATTAACTCGTAATGATGTTAAATGGGAACCTTTCGTTGAGTTCTGGATGCGTAAGTCTATGATCGAGCTTAAAGTTAAGCGTATGATTTGGGCTAAGCCTGGAACAGTTAAGACAAATGGGTCTAGACAAGAATTAAAAAGAACTTCTGCTGGTGTATACCACAGAATGAGAAATAACGGTAACTTAGTACAGTATAACCGTGGAGAGTTTTCTGCTAACTTAATACGTTCAGTATTTGGAGATTTATTCTACAGACGAGTGGATGTTAAAGATAGACGAGTTAAAATGTATACTAATGAAGCTGGATTCGATGTATTCCAACAAGCTTTAAAAGATGATGCAGATGCAATGGTAACTCGTGAGACTGGACGTGTAGAACTTGTTCACTTAAAAGAGTTAGATTTACCACAAACTAACTTGGAATTTGGACAAAACAAAAAGTCTACTCCTGTATTTATGGTATTTGATGTATCACCTGAATCTGATGGATCAATGATTAACAATATCCGTGAAGTACGTATGAAGGGTGCACCTTCTATGACTTGGGGTTATATTGATGGAACTCGTCACCACTTAGGATTTGCTAAGTCTCAAGGTATGAGCTCTGCTAATAAATTCCCAGGGTACGAAATCTGGATGAAAGATCGTTGTGATGTATTTATTGAGGATTTATCTAGAACTGTGTTAATCGAAGAGATTCCACAATTCTAATAACAATAACAGAACCTATTACGCTACCCATTTGAACAGCGCACCAAAATAGGTCATTTATAGAGAAGTGTCCCCTCACTCACACCCCTTGTCCCTCCTCAGAGGGGACAATCTTCTCACATTAGAGTACTGGACTTAGATCCTGCCTGTTTAATCAGAGTACTCAACAAAGAAAACCAATTATTAATTAAACTACATTATGGGTAAAATAGGAAAAATCTCTACGATTAAGAGAGAGTATAATAGTTCTCAGTTACAAACTATGGATAGCGGATTAGCTTCTAAAGGAATGAGTAGAATTCCTGGAACAGGAGTTTTTAAGTATCCTTACAAAGAACTTGATGGAAAGTATAGAACAGGATTAGATCCTAATGCTTCTTACATCAAACGTATTCAAGATCCAACAGAAAGAGAACTTGAAGTAGAAAGAGTTACAGCTCTACTAGAAAAGTTACAAGCATCATTGGGAGATATTGATTTAGGACCAAGAGCACCTTTCTGGAACTATGGAAAATCTACTGGTACAAACGATGACTTACATGTTAAACCTGTTAAGTTATTAGATGGTGATAATTTATATGATCTAAATCAAACCTTTCAAGAATTATCTTTTGCTTGGTTAAGAGTGCATCCAACTATTGCTTCTAGTTACCAAGCTTGGGAACGAGGTGAATTTCCTGCTGATACACAATACTATGTTGTAGATGATGAAATTGAAACAGCAATTATTTACAAGAAAAAACAACTAATTAATAAAGCTATTATTAGTTTTGATTCAATGAGTATAGAAAAGAAGAGAAAAGTTGCAAGACTTTTAGGTCTTCCTATCACTAATGAAACAAAAGAGGAAACTGTTTATAATCAAGTAGATAGTATGTTAAAGCAATCTGAAGTTAAATCTGGAAGTTTTAAAGGATTAAATCCTGTAGAAGTATTTAACAGATTTTCTAACATGAAAGATGATTTACTCCATATTAAAGATTTAGTTAAACAAGCTATTCAACATTCAATTTACAGAGTTAAACCAAGTGGTTTAGTTTATGAAGGAGAATATGAAATAGCAAAAGATGAAGAAGAATTAGTAAAGTTTTTAATTAACGAAGATAACCAAGATGAGTTATTAGTGTTAGAAGGAAAACTTAAATCTAAAAAACTAGCTGCAGTGTAGTATCTAGTTTTATTAAAAACATTAGATATGATATCTGTAGATAGTTTATTATATAAAATAGATCAAAGACTAAATAAACTATCAACCAATGAGCATCAAAAAATTCAACTAGAAGATAAAATCTTAGCTTTGAATGAGGCTCAGATCAAGTTGATAAAACAAAAAGTTGATGGTTTTGCAATCCCAAACAGATTGGGAATGGATTCTTTTAAGAAGAGATATGAAGATTTACAAAATCTAGTTATAGATTATGAGAATCAACCACTAGTTTTAAAAGAAGCTAATACAGAAATAAATAAATGGGATGCTAACATAACAGTATTAAAACCTAAATACATGTTTTATGTAGATAGTTATGTTATAGCAGACAAAGGTAAATGTAAAGATCGTAAGATTTGGATTAATAAAGATCTCAGTAAACACGGAGATTTAGCATTATTATTAAATAATGACCATTACAAGCCAAGTTTTGAGTATCAAGAGACTATAAACTCTCTTAGCTCAAATGTAATAAGTATCTATACAGATGGTACGTTTATACCTAAAACCCTTAATGTAATGTATATGAGATATCCTATATACATTAATAAAGAAGGATATATCCAATTTAATGGTACACCTTCAACAAATGTAGATTGTGAACTAAACGAATATTTAGAAGATGAACTTTTAGATTTAACAGTTCAAAATCTAGCAATGTATACTGAAAACAGTGCTGCAGTACAAAGTGCACAATTCAGGATACAAACAAACGAGTAATTAATAACCCCTTAAATATATAAAAATGGCGGATTTTTCATTGACTACATTATTTGTAGTCCCAGTAGGGCAGACAGATTTCCCTAGCTCTGGTTCAACCCAAGACCTTACACCAGGTCAAGTGGGATTTTACACTGACACTTATGACGCAGTTGATCCAATTAACGATGACATAGATGACTCTCAGTATTTTTACGTTGCTCAAGGTAGAGAGAACACTTATCTTCAAGGATCAAAAAGATCTGGTAAGATTGCTTACAAGAACAGTAACACTTTTTATCAACCTGCAAACATAACTGAACTTTACTCTGTGAAAGGTTGTGCAACAGCACTTAACCAAATTACAGAAGTAGACAATTGGACTGTGCAGTGTGGTGAAGTTGTAACTTTAACATTACGTGCTCACTCTTCTTACATTGATACTCTTTACTTCAATGGATTTACACGTTCAGTAACTGTAAATGCACCATGTTGTGACTGTGGAGGTGATCCATGTCTAGACGTTGATGTACCAGCATTAATTGATCAATTTATTGTAAAGTTAGAGCAACAAGCTCCTGGCAATAACCCAGACAACATTAGCTTTAATTCTTTCTACACTTTTGCAAGAGTAGGAGATGATGCTAGTGCAAAATTAGTAATTACAGGTAAACCATTAACAAAATATGGTCAACCATGTGATGTAGCAGCTGATCCACATGAATTTGACAAAATGCGTTTTCATGCATTTGTTTATTCAGGACCTGCAACTACTGCAGACTTTATTGTAGCAGACAATTGTGATCCTGTTGCTGATACTCAAACGGTTCAAGAGTCTTCTTATCCAAGAGGTACTTCTGATGAAATGAAACAATTAGAAAAGAACTATTACAGTTACCAAGCTGGTTACTTAAAGTCTTTACTAAGAATGAATGGTTTCAACCAAAACTTTGAATCTCATGTAACTGATGGTGTTATTTATGACACAATTACTATTAAGTTCAACGAAATTGATAAGTCAGCTTATCAGTGGGGAGACTACATAATGCAAGATCAAACAGTAATCATTGCAGTTCCTCAAGGGACTCTTTCTGAGGATTTGATTGAAGCTCTTGTAGGTGATTTTGATGGTACTGAGTATGGTGCTGTTTGCCCAACTACAACAACAACTACTACTCAAGTTCCATAAGAAGGTTGATAAGTAGATATAATATGTGCCAGAGGGTGAGAAGGATTCTCGCAATCCTCTGGCATTTTTATTTAAAAAATAAATCATAAAAGTGTATGTTAGAATATAATTTAGATTTAGTAACAGGATGTAACAATAATACATTATATCTTATTGTTACGGATGCTTCATATTATCCTAGTAGTCCACCTGTAGCATTTAATCCAACTATTACAATTACACCACCAGGTTTTGAACCAGTGGTTTTACCTTTTGTAGTAAATGAGACAAATGTTTTTGGTTCTGATGACTTAGGTATAACTGAAGAAGGGTGTAGACAAGATATACCTGATGGTATATATTGTTTAGAGTATACAATAGAAGTAGATGAGTTACTACCTCCAACAAGTATAACAATAGACAAAAAAATATTAAGAACTGCACAACTAGAAGAAAAGTTTAATAATGCTTTTTTAAAACTAGATCTTATGCAATGTGATGGAGAGATAGCAAAGCAAACTAGTGTAAATCTTAATACTATTAATTTTTTTATACAAGGTGCTATAGCTGCTGCTAACAATTGTGCAGATAAAGAAGCAATGCGTTTATATACTCAAGCAGATAAAATGTTAAATCATCTTGATAAATGTGGATGCGGTTGTTCAGGAACTAACTATTTAGTAAATTTTAAATAATGGCTCAGTGTGCAAATTGTGGGACAAAAGTAGGATGTGGGTGCCAGTTAACAAATGGCTTATGCTCTTACTGTAAAGGTTCTAAAAATAAAATATAGTATGTTAGAAAGTAAGTTTACTAATTGTAAAAACTGTGGGGACATAGATGACCTACTTAAAAGAATAAATTGCAAGCTAACCGAGCTTAGTTATAACATGTACAACAATGTTGTATTTATGTTAAACAAGTGCGTACCTGCATATGAGCTTACTCAACTATTAAAATATAGAGAAATTCTAATAAAGAAAAAGGCCAACTTAACAGTGTATACAAAAACATATAAAGTTGGTGACTTACTAGGTGGAGGTGCTGTAGTTAAAGTTTTACCTAATAATGAATATTTAGTAGTAACTTTAAATGAATATACTGGTTATGTTGGTTGGTCTATGTCTGGCGATTATGATTATATATCAGGTGCAGTAGGAAAAGAAATAGGAGATGGAAAAGCTAATACAGATGCTATAATAGCTACATATGGTGAAGCTAACTATGCAGCAAGTGTAACACGATCATTTTATGGTTCAGATTGGAACTTGCCAAGTAAGGATGAGCTTTATGAGATATTTATCAATAGGTCAACTTTAGAAGCAATCCCAGGATTTGAACCTTTTATTGGTTACTTTTATTGGAGTTCTACACAACCAAGTGAAATATCAAATCCTGAATTTTATGCATGGGGAATATCTTGGCCTGATGGAAATCAAAACACTCCAAATAAAGTTATTGGATCAAATATACGAGGTGTTAAAATTTACAAAGAAGAAATAGAAGAACTTAGTGATAGTTATTTAGAAAAGTTTTCTATAGAAGATATTGCAGGTAAAGTTATAAGATTAACTGCAGGATGTTCACCAAGATGTCCAAAAGTAAATCCAGTATGTATAACAACAACTTCCAGCACTACAACAATAAACTGTAGTATTACAAGTGGGGAAATAGAATGTGTTACACCACCAACAACTACAACTACAACTACAATAGTGTATCCATATTGGAGACTTTTAAGAATAAGTCAAGAAGATTGTAGTGTTGAAGAGTGTCCTCCATTTTTACCATGTAATGGTTACACTGCTACCTCTACGAATTTATCAGGTAGTAATTATAATATAGGAGATTATGTAAGAATAAGTACAGGATCACCATTATACGATAATGTTTGTTGGGAGGTTGCAGCACCTAGTCCTTTTGCTAATGATGGTTTTATTGTAGAATCTTTTTCTAATAATGGTAACCCAGGATCATGTGACGCTTGTTTTGAAGCTATACCAACAACAACAACCACAACAACAATAATTTAAAAAAAAAATAAAAATATGTCTTGTTCAAATTGTTTTAATGGATGTACAGAAATTACATCAGATAAATGTGTTAGATATACAGGTGAGGATATTTCTGAGTTAGGAATATCTAACGGAGACACATTACTTAGTGTTGAGCAAAAAATAACTCAATACTTAATTAGCACATTAGATGGAACAGGTATTTTACCTGATGTTTCTCCTAGTGTTCTTTGTGATATTATACAATCAAATTTACCAGCAGTTGGTCCATTTACATTAAATGATTACTTAACTGGATTAATTAAAGGATTGTGTGAAGTAGATGAAAAAATAACAACTCTTGAAAATGAAAACCCAAACACAGAGTATACATTAGGATGTTTAACTGTTTCAGATAACACAAATACACACGATGTATTACAGGCTGTAATAACTAAATTGTGTGCTGTTGATTCAGAACTAGATTCATTTATTA